CAAAAGCCTCAGCTTCAGGTCAATTGTCCGATTTTTACGCCTATACAGGCTGTTGTCCCAAACCCATCCCGAGCCAATGAAGAGCGAGCTCTCGTCAACAGGGCTCTCGTCGAAACACCCCCGGAAGACCCGGACTTGTGGGCTTTAGTCCACAAGCATGCCCGGTACCTGGTAAGCCGTTTCGACGAGATCGAGACCCCCTACGACGACCTCTTTGCCCAATGGTTGACCCACTATCCGGTCGCAAAGCAGAAGCTTTACCTCGCAGCGTATTCCAAGGTCCGTCAGCAGGGGTTGTCCTCCTTTGATCTGAGCATGAAAATGTTCATCAAGAGGGAGGTGACCCTCAAGACGGGCGACGCTTTCGAGGATTTTGACCCGAGGGCCATACAAGGGTGCTCTGACGAGATGAACGTGGCCTACGGGCCCTTCATCTGGGCGGTAGGCAAGCGATTGTGCGCCGAGTGGTGCCCTGACCAACGCATATGCTACACGAGTGGCATGACTGCGGAAGAGATCGGGGCCTGGCGCGCTAGCTTTGAGGGTGAGGGAGGCTTGACTTTCGTTGAGCTCGATGAAAGCCGCTATGATGCCCATCAGGGGCGCGGCATGCAACAGTGTTCCCATGTTCTAAAAGAGGCCTGCGGTTTATCCCGCTATCCTCTTCCCTCGCTCGTGGAAAGCGAGGTTTACATGAAGAAGGGCTCGAGCAAGTATTTCCGTTACAAGGTTCCTGGCACCATGACTAGCGGCAAGGCGGACACGTCTTGCTCCAACAGTTTTGGGAACGGAGCCAAGTTGGATTATCTACTCGGAGCCTTTGGGTTTAAGAGATCGGAATATCGGATGTTGGTGAATGGCGATGATAGTTTCGTCGTCATTCGAGGGAACCTGACGGAGGCGCGGACCAAGGAGCTCAAAAACTACCTTGTGAAGCAAAACCTAGCTCTTGGCTTCAAAACCAAGTGCAAAGTAGCCACCGACTGGTTTGACGTGGAATATTGTTCCGGGCTGTTCTGGCCTGTGAAGGACGGTTTCGTGTTGGGGCCAAAGATTGGACGCCGACTCCCTAAATTGGGGTTCGGCATCCGGCGCCTGACCGACGCTGAAACGATAGCCATGGTTGATGGGATGAAGAAAGAGCTTGCTCATGTACCTGTACTCCGTATTTACGTTGAATATTGTATGAAATTTGCCAAAAAGTTGAAAACGACGACAAAATCGAATGGCGAATATACACATAAGGAGGACAAGTACAAGAACAAGTGTTCTAAAGCCCACTTAGCCAGCGACGCTACGTTCGAGTTCTTTACTCAGCGCTACAGCATCAGTATGCCACTGTGCGAATCGAGCCTTCGCACTAGTCTGGAAGAGCTACAGACTATCACAGATTGCGTTTCTTACCCGCTCATGAACGCTTTCTCTCGGGACCTGTAGGGTGGTCCAGCCTGATGGGCTTTGTACACGGCGAGACAACGCCAACTTTCA